TTACTTACTGAGTAAGAAATGAAGGTTAACTCTAATATACTTTAAAAACTGCTGCTCCGTTTTAACATGTAATTTTCGCATAATGCTCCGGCGGAGTGACTTTGTCTGCTCTTCAGAAAGCGAAAGTAAAGCGGCCGTTTCGCTTAAATGATAACCGCTGGCGATCAGTTTTAATAAGTGACGTTCTGTTACTGAAAAATGACGAGTCGTGCAATAGTGGCAAATGCCAGAAGGGACGCTATGTCGAAGCGCTCGCTTATGTAAGATCAATATCATTTTTCGGGTAATTTCTTCAACATCATCTTCCCGATAAATATGCGGCAGCATATACAGACATGGTCTGAACATGAGCTTTTCTTTATCGCATTTATTACAAATAATTACCCGTAGCTGATGTTGGGTATGCATAGGTATCTGGTAACAGCCTGCGCTGAACCAATCATCATCCAGGGCCAGGAAAGCGATATCGGCATTATCTATCTCTTCTGGCGGCAGAAAGTCAATTTTCTGCTGCCATTGATTCGCCAGACGCGTCATGATGATTTTCAACCCATGCTCAAAGTGACTGTTTTGTTCCTTAATAGCGATACTCAGCATAAAAAATATCCTACACGGCAGGTGAATCATGGTGAAATATTAAAGAAACTGATTGATTATCTAAATACTGGCGGCCTTAATTCCCACTTTATGCGTGCTGAGATGTGTCCAGGCGATTTCCTGGAACCTGGCATTGCGCCAGAAAAGACGATATTCGTACACTTAGTCAGCAACCAGAACAAAAGCCATTGACTCAGGAGTACCTGACCGTATAATTCTCGCGTTTCGTCTACACGAAGTCTTCACTTCACAAGGCGCCCTTAGCTCAGTTGGATAGAGCAACGGCCTTCTAAGCCGTAGGTCGTAGGTTCGAATCCTACAGGGCGCACCATTATATATCAACTGGTTACGCCTCTTTAATTCCCTCCTTATTTTCCATATGGGACATATTTGTGACATCATCACTGAAAATCGAGTCAATTTGCTTCGCGTGTTCCGTTAAATGATTCGGCGCAAGGTGAGCATATCGGCGCACCATATCGATGCTCTCCCATCCTCCCATTTCCTGCAGAACAGAAAGCGGCACTCCGGACTGAATTAGCCAACTGGCCCACGTGTGCCTCAGATCGTGGAAACGGAAATCCTCAATTCCAGCCCGGCGGCAAGCTGCATTCCATGCTCTCTGGTCATCGACGCGCATCTTTCTGATAGTCGGAGTCTTTGAGCCATCGGGCCGGATGCCTTCTTTCGTATGCACGAACACCCATTTATGATGCTTACCAATCTGTTCACGCAATACCTTACAGGCAGTGTCATTTAGCGCTACGCCAATAGCGCGGTTTGACTTGCTGTCTTCAGGGTTCACCCAGGCAACACGACGTTGCATGTCAATCTGTTGCCATTCCATATTGATGATGTTAGACCGCCTAAGTCCTGTTGCCAGCGCAAATTTAACAACAGATTTCAACGGTTCAGGGCATTCATCAATCAGGCGTTTTGCCTCTTCTTTCTCCAGCCATCTGACGCGTTTGTTTCTGACGGCTGGAACCTTGATTACAGGCGCTTTCTCCAGCCATTTCCAGTCACGTTCTGCTGCACGCAGAATAGCCTTCATTAATGCCAGGTGTTTGGCCTTAGTGGAGGTTGTGACCGGTTTAGCTGAATAGATTGGTGCAGGTTCTCCATTCTTCTGCGCCGCGGCAGCTTTGATTTTCCATATCTCAAGCTGTTTGCGGTTGCTCATCTTGTTTACTGCTAAGTAAATCTTTTGCTCGGTTACATCCTTTAACCGTACTCCCTCAAAATGCGCCAGCCAGAAAGCCATACGGCTACGGTCATCTTTCAGTGATTTCTTCTCCGCTTTTTCCTCAAGCCAGCGCATGCAGGCATCATCAAACGTTACATCAGGGAAATCACCAAGCCTGTCTACTCGCCACAATTCAGCTTTGCGCTTGTCATGTAGCTCAGTAGCGAGCCGCTTGTCGGAAGTCCCAAGGCTTTCCTTAATTCGCTTCCCGCCCGGTGTCGAGTAGGACGCGTACCATATTTCACCTCTGCGGAAGATAGACATTTTCTTTCCTCTTTTATGTCATCACCCGCGCTCACCTTAACAGTATGCAGCGGAGATTGAAGCGCCGCAATGCAGGCTTGTCGTGTGGTGAGGTAAGGAGATTTCGGTTTGGTGGGGTCTTTGCGTGTTGCCTGAAGGCGGCCTGTGCGAATCCAGTTTGTGGCGGTAGGTCTGGATATCTTGAGAAATGCACAGGCCTCATCGAGTGTGAGGCTGTGTGATTCCATAGTTACTCCGATAAAAAAAACCTCGACTGTGCGAGGTTTGTTAGTTGCGCTCTGCTGGGGATTTAGCCATTACTCATCTTCCGCTTTAGCTTGATAATCTGACCTTCAAGTTTCTGCCGCTTCTCCCGCTCAACTATCAGACGCTTTTTGTAATTACCAAGCCTGCGCTGGTACAACTCCTTGGCATTAACCGCATTGGTGATTTCAGACTTCTGAGCTTTAACAAGTCGTTCGAGTCGGGATATCTCCTGACGCATTGAGTCTCGTAACTCAACGCCTTTTTCGATGGTGGACTCAAGCTGCTCTGTGTATGTTCGAATTACTGAGGTATTCACTACTTCACCTCCTGCTGCGGCGGTTCTGGTAGCAGCATCCAATGCAAGGCACTTCCTAGCCACGATAGCGTGCCGTCGTTCAACTCCACGTATTCCCCTTGCACCTGACCTGCCAAATACTCGCCGTGCTTTGAATAAATTAAAACCCAATCATCTTGAGCGGGCATCCGTTCGCTACAGCTTATCCAGCCATCCGGAGTTAACGTTGATTTTCCAGAAGGAATATTTTCCGGAATATTTTGTGGTACATTTTGTGGTTTTGGTGCTGCTGCCAGCGCAGCCTTGTAACCGGCCACATGACCGCGCCAGTCAGCAACCTCTGATAGCCACGCGTTAATCATGGCCTGAGTTGGCTCTTTTGGCACCATTACCCAGTCATCCGGCACTACCGGCGCTGGCGGGAAGGCTCTGAATCCAGCATCAATCAGCGCCATCGTTACGGCATGTATGTCATCCATAACCAATTTTTCTCCTGCCAGATTCCCTCCCATCTTCCTGACGATAATGTCCTTCATCATGTAACGCTGCACTTGGTTGTACGCCACAGGTTCAGCGGTAAGCGATACCAACGCGATACGCGCCAGCTCGCGCACAACTTCTGGCGGGGCGTAGTGGTCATTTAGGTCATCGTACAACCGGATCATCTCTTGGCTGTTGTCCGGGTGTACATCCTCGTTAGTACCAGCAAGTGCAGTGATGACCTCGTCGGCAGCATCAATTATTTCTTGTGCCTGTTCTTTGGTAATAGTGGTCATGGGTTAGTCCTCCCTGTACGGATTTAATTTGTTGTGCAGTTTGTTAAATGGCCCCCATACGATGGAGCTATACCACTCGGCTATTTTTTCTGCCTGTACGCCTGCTAACCAGATGAAGAATATCGGTGATATTGGAACCATTAAAATAAGAAAGAGAAGGAAAAATAGAGCCTCTTTAAACCGACTTTGACGTGGATAATTCTTCCGGAGTATTTTTGTCATTTCACTCCCCCTTAACCTTGATGCCAGCGGCAACCGGCGCAGATACCACCTCAACTGGACAACCAGCTTCACATTTCAATGCGTTGCCACCCACAAACCATAATGTAACGTCGTGGTCGTCAAAGTCGGTTTCCTCGACCTCAAACACTTGTCCTTTGACTTTCACAAAGTCACCGGCGCAGATATGAACCGCGACAACCATTCCAGGCTGATTCCTGCCTACATCAGAATCGACGCTATCTTCCTGCTGCTTCACGCCAATGCCAGCGCGTGTGCTATATGCGGACATGCACTGCGCGAACCCGGATTGGTCATCTGTCTGCCCATAACTGAACCCGGCTTTCAGGCCGTCACGGAATGCGCTATCCTGCAACTTGTCAGCAGTTTCAAGTTTCGCCTCCAGTTCTGCTATGCGCTGGCGTAATGCTGTAATTTCCACCTCAGCAGCGTCTGCGTAATGAACGTTTTCATGCACAAGTGGTGGTAAATCCGGCGTAATGACACCAAAAAGTTTTGCCAGCGCCCGGTAATTCAGTTCGCTGTGATAACGACCTTTGCAGCGAACCAGTTTTTCAGCAGCAGCTACAATCGCGCTTTGTTCTGTCATGCTCTTTTTTGCTGCTTCCAGCTCAACTCGCAGCTTCCCTACCGTTAGCGCAATATCCTCGTTCTCCTGGTCGCGGAGTTTGATGTATTGCTGGTTCCTTTCCCGTTCATCCAGCAGCGCCAGCACTGTGGCGGGAGTGCAATGCTTCAAAAAGTCGTTCAGCGCAGTGATTCGCTGGTCGAACGGCATAACCGGTTCCTCTCCAGCGATTTTTGCGTTCGCTGCCGCTTCTCGCAGCGCCTGTTTGTCAATCTCGCTCATTGGTTGCCTCCTGTTTTTCTGCCTTCAACACCATGCGAGAACCATCATCCAGCTCCCACGCGATCTCACCACCTTCAGCCATGACCAGTTGCCACACCAATTGAGCAGCCTCATTGGTAACATCACGACCTGGATCATTGCCAACGCGCATACGCCCACCTTCAACATCGCGCATTTTTGCCAGCATGATAGTTTTTGATAGCGGTGAAAAACCAAGCTGTAGTCGTGCTGAATTACTCACTGGTTGCCTCCTTTACGCCACATCGCATTCAGATATTTGTTGTCATTAACAGAACCGAAACTCTTTCTCTTAAGCAATTCTTCTCTCGATGGCATTGGCTTTACGCGTTGGCGAATAATCATTTCCGATGGAAGGATTCCGGGGTCGTAGGACAAACCTCTCATGATGAATTCCTCTTTGTTAATTTATTCGTATTCCAGATCTTTCTTCGTTGAGTTTTTTTATCTTGTATCGCATAGCTCTTACTGAATAAATTGAGCGGCAGGTTGCGATTGCTATTTCTTCTACGGAAAATTTGTCGAAGAGAGATACTTCTGCGCGAGTCCAGCGCCTACCACGTAAGCGACTAACCATTTCAGCACCTATTCTGGTAGCCTTAGTCATTACCGCTTTTTCGGTTCGCTCCAGCTTTTCGGCGATAACTTCTACTGGCATAGTTGCCGCTACTTCGCGCAAGAAATCGACTTCCCATTTCTCCCATGGAGTATTTTTCATAGGCGATACCGTTATTTGATAAGAAGTGAAGGTTTCCCAACCTTGAGTTGAGCGCCGGGGATATTTATTCCTGCTTTTAGTTGGCGCTTGATTGCCAACTTGTCGGCTTTAATTGTCGTTTCGAACTCAACGTATTCAGGAGGAAGGTCGCTTGAGTCGATGATTTCTACAGTTTCTGACGGTTTGCGGATTGTTACCTGGTGAATACCTGCTCGAATCTTTTTCTTGCCAACCATTTCAAGCGATGACGCTATATATGCCATAATGCTGTCAATCTTATTTTGAATTACTGCTGCTCGTTCATTCAGTGACTTTGCCTCTTCCTTGAGGCGCTCAGCATAGCCAGACTCATTTTTAATAATGGCAAGAAGTTGCTCTATTTTATCGGTAAATTCTCCTTCCATGCCTTCTATTGTGTCAGCAATCATCTCTGGTTCTAAATCTGAATCCATCAATTTTGCGTATTCATTAGCTATTTCATACAGTTTGCTCACTGGCAACCTCCAGTTTCGCTTTGCATTCTGCGTAAATGGCTTGTACGTTCTGCTGCAATTTCATTCCAGATGTCAGGCGATATGCTTCTGCAAAATATCGCTTCAAATCATCCATGTTTTCTGCCTGAGCCATTTCATCACAAAGAAGTTGTGCTTTATCCGTTATTTCCTGCTGGCGTTTCCGTTCATCTTCGCGGATATCTTCCTCTGATTTGTGCGGCATAACTGGTTCAGTCCACACACCTTCTTCTTCGTTTAGTACGTGAATAGCACTATCAAGACGTGATGCCTTAGGCCAATACTTGCTTGCACGCTTTACGACCGTCTTTCGCGCCATCTCATTCCAGTGATTTACCCATGGTCCTTTATCGCTGAATGCTGCCTTGCTTGTTTTCCTTACAGCCTCAATTTCAGCCAGACTCATCTCTTCCGTTAGATAATCACCTGCTGGCGTCTTAACTGTGCAGTAAACGCCAACGATATCACCACGATCACCGAAGGCGTTGTATTTATGGGTTGGTGCTTTATCAAGCCCGTTTGACTCATAGGTATCGTTAGCATGAACAAGTTTTGCCTGACCCCATGAGATAACACCAGACTCCATTGCAATATGGAGCAATCCCATATAACTGATATCAAGGCAAACCATGCCGTCGCGCGGAACTAGATAAGCAAGTTTGCTGGCCGGGTTTAAGGTGATGCCGATCGCCGCAACATTGATGATGGCGTTCTGTGCGCTGGTTGGATTTGCCAGTGCCGTTTTAGCCAGGTAATCATTTTTCTGGAAATACTGAATTGCAAACTGGCTTTCCTTAGCCCATGTCACCGTCTGTTCAGTCAATGCTCCGCAGAATAACTGCTCCTGCTGTTTAACGAATTCAACGATATTGCTCATGCAGCTTCTCCATAAATATGTCTGCGTTTGAATATTGCGAAGGCATATTCAGCCTTAACTCTTTCGGTTATTGCATCCCAGAACCATTCATAGGCTTTTTCCTGGTAGTTACAATCATCATCTTCCAGCCAGTCGATAGCGTCCTTAGTGTGTTCATCTGGTTTATATGAGCGAAGCATTTCGCTTATTGGTTCGCAATGTTTGCAAAGGCGATCAACTTCACTGTTAATTCGTTCATAATCATCATCGGTAAAACTTGCGATGATTTGCGTTATTTCACGCTTATCATTCAGAGTCAGAATCATCATCGTTCTCCTGTTCTTTCTGCTGATTGAGCATGTCCTGCATTAATCGGATAAAAGCATCATCTGTCCATGTGTCAGCGATGCTCATTTCTTGCGGTACCATTGAAAGTTGATTGCTGATTTCATTTCCTCGGTAGCTTGTTTCCACATGTGTCCGTCACCAAGAAAACGAGCGATAACAGCCTTGCTTTGTGCTGCAATTAACTTCTGGTGATTGATGGTTATTTGGCTTTGCATAACGCCTCCAGTTGCTTACGGACAGAGCGAATAAGGCGACGAATACGTTTTGATAATTCGGATTCAGCGGGGTAAAAAGCGGACATGACGCCGCTTCCCGCAAAGCTGAGTTGCATCATGGGAAGTTCCTTATGTTTATTTATTGGCATAGCGAAAACGCCTCGATATGAAGCGCTATTGATATACTGGCAAAAAAAAGCCGCCCTGACTGCGAGCGGCAAATAACATCAAGGGATGATTTTTCGATTAACCAGAACGAGTCGTCGTCCTCGTTTGGTTACGAGCGATATTGCTCGCAATGCGGAATCACAGAATCCGCATTAAGTGCATCACTCACACTCTACAAACTCACCATCTTTATCCAGTTGATACCATGTATTCGGCATAATACCGTTCTCGCCAACCTTGCTTGCTCGAATATGAATTAACTCGCCATCTTCATCTCGATAGCAAAGCACAATAGCTCCGCCTTCAGATGCCCTGGCTTTTCCTTCTATTCCGAGTGATGCCGCTACGGATTGCGATCCAGACACTTCCGCTGCTGACCGGTCGCCAGTGTTGGTTGCTGCTGACTGGTAGCCAGTGTTGGTTGCCGCTGACCGGTTGCCAGTGTTGGTTGCTGCTGACTGGTAGCCAGTGTTGGTTGCCGCTGACCGGTCGCCAGTGTTGGTTGCTGCTGACTGGTAGCCAGTGTTGGTTGCCGCTGACCGGTTGCCAGTGTTGGTTGCCGCTGACCGGTTGCCAGTGTTGGTTGCTGCTGACTGGTAGCCAGTGTTGGTTGCCGCTGACCGGTCGCCAGTGTTGGTTGCTGCTGACTGGTAGCCAGTGTTGGTTGCTGCTGACTGGTAGCCAGTGTTGGTTGCCGCTGACCGGTCGCCAGTGTTGGTTGCTGCTGACTGGTAGCCAGTGTTGGTTGCCGCTGACCGGTTGCCAGTGTTGGTTGCCGCTGACCGGTTGCCAGTGTTGGTTGCTGCTGACTGGTAGCCAGTGTTGGTTGCCGCTGACCGGTCGCCAGTGTTGGTTGCTGCTGACTGGTAGCCAGTGTTGGTTGCCGCTGACCGGTTGCCAGTGTTGGTTGCCGCTGACCGGTTGCCACACATGATCTGCTGCTCAAGAGACTTATCTATCTTGCTCCAAATCCATTCGATACCACGTTGAATGAACTGAGGAAGCGTTAACTCATCCTTAATTGTGATACTGGAACTGGCTATTTTAGTGTCACCTCCTTCTTCACTGTCTGTAATACCAAAAGATATTGTTTCCGCATAGCGGCTTTCTGCCGGCGGATAATAACTGAAAACATCGAAAGGACATTCACAGGCGTGAAATCCAGAACCGCAAGCCTCTACTTTTCCATCGTGATGGAAGGTTTCACCGATTGCAAACTGAAAGCCACGGCACTTTAGGTCTTTGTTAAATCCCTTGAATGTCACAATTTCTTTGGTCATGTTGTTATTCCTTAAATTTTGGCAATAAAAAAGGCCGCATTGCGACCTGATTAGATGAGAGGTTTGCTGCCTGAATAATTATCTAGCGGTAATTTGCCCGCACTTACGATGACCAGCCGCGTAAAGTGCTACGTCTGGAAGAAGTACAGATCCTCCTTCAACTTCCTTCTGACGCGTTCCGGCAAGCGAAATGGCTTTGGTGACACGGTCAATTCTTTTGGCTTTAACCTCATGAGAAGCATCAGGAGCATCGCAGCCAAAAATTGAATCAATGATATTGCAGATGGTGTCGCGCTCCATTGCTAGCTTTCTGCGCCGCTCATGACGGCGAGTTTTAGCATTGCCTGCAAACGTTGACTTCCCGTAGATAATAACCGTCATGATTTAATCCTCATGTGAAATGGCTTTGGTACTGGCGCCGGAACCTGTCTCAATTTCCGGATTTCAAGTGGCTTCTCAGTCCGGCCCGATCGGTACAGCTAGAGGCCTAAGCTCCACCACACGCCAGTCCAAACCAATCTCGTTTGGTATTTGTTCGCGCTTTGTCAGCGCATCATCGAAGTTAAAGAGCGTTGCCTTTCCGTTTGGCTACCAGCGTCCTGTTGATGGCTAAAATTTAAGACTTCTTAATTAAATGGTCAAGTGTATTTTTGAAGAAAACTTAAATATTTTATCGTTACTTAAGTTTTTATTTGATTTTTAAAGGAAAATGTAGTGTGAGGGGCGGGTGCCCCTTATGGAAGATTTGCGAGTTTTGCGTCAACAACTACGCCAATGATTTTGCAGTTTCCGTTGATTTCTATCATCGGATATTGTGGGTTTAATGGTTTTAAAAACTTTCGGCCTGCATCCATAACTAATTTTTTGAATGTGGCCTCGTTTTCACCTTCTAATTTTGCAACAACCAGCTTGCCGTTTCTTGGTTCGACTTCGGGATCAACCAGAATTATCATTCCTTCTGGAATGCTTAACCCTGCCGGTGCTGTCATAGAGTCACCTTGTACATCAAGCCAAAATGAATCTTCTGAACAATCTACAGTGGTGTCGTGCCAGTTCTCTATCGCGCGCTTGTGATAAGGTTCTACAGCTTCCATCCATTGCCCTGCGCTTACCCAACTGATAAGAGGGTATGATCCTCTTGGCTCATGCCTACTATGATAGGCAACGTTTGTCTGGCTTAAATCTCCTTTCAGCAAATAGTCAGGGGAGCACTGAAGAGCCTTCGAAAGTGCCAACAGGTTCTCCCCATTTGGCTCAGTCTCCGAGCGCTCCCATTGCGATATTGCAACATTAGACACTCCCACCATCTTACCAAGAGCGGCTTGTCTAATCTTGAGTTTTTTTCTTCGAGCGCGAATACGCTCACCCATCAATTGTGTATTCATAGTTAAGTCATCTTAAATAAACTTGACTAAAGATTCCTTTAGTAGATAATTTAAGTGTTCTTTAATTTCGGAGCGAGTCTATGTACAAGAAAGATGTTATCGACCACTTCGGAACCCAGCGTGCAGTAGCTAAGGCTTTAGGCATTAGCGATGCAGCGGTCTCTCAGTGGAAGGAAGTTATCCCAGAGAAAGACGCATACCGATTAGAGATCGTTACAGCTGGCGCCCTGAAGTACCAAGAAAACGCTTATCGCCAAGCGGCGTAAGCAAAACGCTCTTTACCAATCTGAACCGCCGACAACGCGGTAAACCTATTTCAAAGCGCATCAACGAATGCGCACAACTAACTATTAACTACAGGAATGTTCACATATGGAACTCACAAGCACTCGCAAGAAAGCCAACGCAATTACCAGCAGCATCCTTAACCGGATAGCTATTCGTGGACAGCGTAAAGTCGCTGATGCGTTAGGCATTAACGAATCTCAAATTTCACGATGGAAAGGCGATTTCATTCCGAAGATGGGGATGTTATTGGCGGTTCTGGAGTGGGGTGTCGAGGATGAGGAGTTGGCAGAACTGGCAAAGAAAGTTGCGCATCTGCTGACAAAAGAAAAGCCTCAAGACTGCGGGAACAGTTTTGAGGCCTGATGTAGAAAGACTGGATCAATCCACAGGAGTAATTATGCCAAAACAACTCAGTCCTGACCAGGACAAATTACACAAAAACATACTACGTGATCGGTTCTTATCCAGCTTCAAACAGCCTGGTCGATTTCGGGCTGAGTTGGAGAAAGTGAAGCTAATACTGAAGAGGAAAGGTCATGAGTAATCTTGCAACAGTTACACCGATAAAACCTCATCTGGAGGTTGTGGAGCATCGCGTGGCAGAACTCGACGATGGCTACACCCGGACTGCAAATACACTGCTGGAAGCTGTCATGCTTTCTGGGCTTACTCAACATCAGCTACTGATTGTTATGGCTGTGTGGCGCAAGACATACGGTTATAACAAAAAAATAGATTGGATCGGAAATGAACAGTTCGCTGAACTCACTGGCATGGCGCCAACCAAATGTTCTACCGCCAAAAACGAGCTTATCAGAATGGGGGTTCTCACTCAGGTGGGGCGTCAGGTTGGTATGAATAAAAATATTTCCGAGTGGAAGACGAAGGTTAACGGATTCGGTAAAACATTTACCAGATCGGTAAAACTAACCTTCACCAAATCGGTAAAAACCAATTTACCGAATCAGTCAAACACAAAAGACAATATACAAAAGACAATAAATACAAATACCCCCTTACCCCCTAAAGGGGGATGCGATGAAGGTTCTAAACCTGAAAAGCGAAAACCTACCAAGATTAACTACAGCGAATATCTTGCTGCCTACAACGAGATTGTTGGTGACAGACTCCCACATGCAGTGGAGGTCAATTCTGAACGACAACGCAAGTTGAAAAAGCTGATTGATTCACTGGCAACCAAAAACATCGACGGATTCCGGGCATACGTCAAAGCGTTCATGGCAGCAGCCAGACCATTCCATTTCGGTGATAACGACCGTGACTGGGTAGCTAATTTTGATTATCTGCTACGCCCGAAAGTACTGATAGCAATTCGTGAGGGAACACTATGAGACAGGATATCGAGGCGAGCGTTATCGGTGGCTTGCTGATTGGCGGATTAACACCAACCGCCAGTGACGTTCTGGCAACACTGGAGCCTGAAGCATTCTCAATTCCGCTCTACCGGAAAGCTTTTGAAGTTATCCGAAAGCAGGCCAGAAACAGGAATCTGATTGATGGTCTGATGGTGGCCGAGGAGTGCGGGGATGAATACGCAACGGCGGTGATGATGACTGCGCGGTCATGTCCCAGCGCTGCAAACCTGAAAGGTTATGCCGGGATGGTTGCAGACAGTTATCAACGGCGTCAGGTTTTACAGCTACTGGATGAGATGCGGGAGCCAATCAGTAACGGCACGCTGGACGCATCAGGCAGAGCGATGGACGAGCTTGTAAAGCGCCTGTCATCCATCAGGAAGCCGCGGAACGAGGTTAAACCTGTGCGACTGGGTGAAATCATCAATGACTACACTGACACGCTTGACAGGCGTCTGAGGAACGGAGAAGAGTCGGATACCCTGAAGACCGGAATCGAAGAGCTTGACGCTATCACCGGAGGGATGAACGCAGAAGACCTTGTGATTATTGCTGCTCGTCCAGGTATGGGTAAAACCGAACTGGCGCTGAAGATAGCCGAAGGCGTGGCAAGTCGTGTTATTCCTGGTTCTGGCGTCCGGCGCGGTGTGTTGATTTTCTCGATGGAAATGAGCGCCATTCAGGTTGTTGAGAGAGGGATTGCCGGCGCAGGAATGATGTCGGTCAGTGTGCTGCGTAACCCGTCACGTATGGACGATGAAGGATGGGCGAGAGTTGCAAGCGGGATGAAGTTGCTGGCAGAGCTGGATGTGTGGGTAGTTGACGCATCGCGTTTGTCTGTCGAAGAAATCAGGTCCATTTCCGAACGCCACAAGCAGGAGCATCCTAATCTGTCACTGATTATGGCTGACTATCTCGGGCTAATTGAGAAACCAAAAGCGGAACGTAATGACCTCGCCATAGCACATATCTCCGGTAGCCTGAAAGCGATGGCGAAAGACCTGAAAACTCCAGTTATCTCCCTAAGCCAGCTCTCCCGCGATGTTGAGAAGCGGCCAAACAAGCGCCCGACAAACGCAGATTTGCGGGATTCAGGAAGCATTGAACAGGACGCAGACTCAATCATCATGCTCTATCGGGAAGCGGTATATGACGAGAACAGTAGCGCCGCGCCATTTGCTGAAATCATCGTGACGAAAAACCGTTTTGGCTCGCTTGGTACGGTTTACCAGCGGTTCTGCAACGGACACTTTGTTGCATGTGACCAGGACGAAGCCAGACAGATTTGCACGGCATCAAATGCACCTGCTGGACGCAGAAAGCGATATGCACAAGGGGCTGACGTATGACCATCTACAAAATACCTGAAATGCTTTTGAATCCCCGCTTCATTGCTGTTTTGAACAGATGTATCGACGAAGAAGAATTAATTATTCAATTCGAAAGGCTGTCAGGAGTAAGCCGACCACCAAAGAGGCAGCATCCAATAGAACTGATGGTTGATAAAGCGACAGGATTTTATGATGAGCAGTGGAAACTGTTTTTTGAAGCATTTATCCCGTTCGTCTATGAGTTTATATGGCTCACATGGGAAGACCGTGACAATGAGGAGTACTGGCAATGACTATCTACATCACTGAGCTGGTAACAGGCCTGCTGGTAATCGCAGGCATTTTTATTTGGGGGAGAGGGAAGCCATGAAAAAACTAACCTTTGAAATTCGATCTCCAGCACATCAGCAAAATGCCATTCACGCAGTACAGCAAATCCTTCCAGACCCAACCAAACCAGTCGTAGTAACCATTCAGGAGCGCAACCGCAGCTTAGACCAAAATAGGAAGCTTTGGGCCTGCTTAGGTGACGTCTCGCGTCAGGTTGAATGGCATGGTCGCTGGCTGGATGCAGAAAGCTGGAAGTGCGTGTTTACCGCAGCATTAAAGCAGCAGGACGTTGTTCCTAACCTTGCCGGTAATGGCTTTGTAGTAATAGGCCAGTCAACCAGCAGGATGCGTGTAAGCGAATTTGCGGAACTATTAGAGCTTATACAGGCATTCGGTACAGAACGTGGAGTTAAGTGGTCAGATGAAGCCCTGTTAGCGCTGGAATGGAAAGCGAGATGGGGAGACAAAGCAGCATGACAGATAAATCAAACACTCCAATTGAGATAAAGGACTTGTGGAGAACTCCACCAGAGATATTTCACGCTCTGAACGCTGAGTTTTGCTTCGTTCTCGATGCAGCAGCAAATGCAGAAAATGCACTTTGTAGACTCTATATAACAGAACAGCAAAACACATTATTTACTCCATGGAAAGAAGTGATGCCTGATATACCAGGATATGTATGGTTAAACCCACCATACAGTAGGCCAATGCCCTTTGTTAAGAAAGCAGTGAATGAGAATGAGGATAATGGTATTGGATGCGTAATGCTTTTTCCCGCTGACATATCGGTATCGTGGTTCATTGAGGCAATTAAAGCAGCCCATGAGGTAAGGTTCATTACTGGCGGAAGACTATCATTCCTGAATGCCATCACTGGAAAACCAGTAAACGGGAATAACAAGGGATCAATGCTGGTTATCTGGCATCCATATCCTCGTTCAGGTGGATGCAGAATGAATACAGTTGATCGTAATGTGTTGATGAAATACGGGAAACGAAGAATGAAGGTAACGGTATGAGATTAACAGTCAAAGATATACCACCTGGAGAAAAATTTATTCTTATCCGTACTGGCAAAAAATACACGATGATTTGTCAGCACGAGGAGAAAAAATATTTGTTCAGGGTAATTGAACATTCATTTACGGACTCACGCGATCACCATACTACTAATCGCGAGGTGACGCTTAATGGACAAAGTTATGTGAAGCTTATAATCAGGATAAGGACATGAGGCGACAACGAAAAAGTATAACGCAAATAGCGATAGATAACCTGATTTTTACTCCTACCAAGCGCTCCAAATCCCGCAAGAAACCCATCCCAACCGAAAGCCAGGTCAAGACATTCGATTATGTCTACGGGCTGTTGCAGTCCAAATGGAACCGCATGAGGAGAACGCGATGATTGACCCCAATCGAAGTTATGAGCAAGAGAGCATAGCAAGGGCAATGTGCGCCGGATGTAACAAGCAACTGGCACCTGGTGAAATTTACGTCTGTGCAGAATGTGTTAACGAATGGCTGGTATATCGCGATCCGAATGGAGATATGACGGAGGAAGATGATGAGCGATGCATCAAATAGTGCCGAGTATTTGTATTTCGTGCTCGTTCCTGTGGCTGAAGTGTTCCGCGCAGAACTTCCTGATGGTAAGCGCTCATTTATGGCTATTAAAAACTCCAAGAGTTGCCGTGTGAAATTTGGCAATAAGCAAATTGAGAAGAACTGGCAAAGCTTCTGCAAAAGTCATGAACTGAAAAACGATACTGAGCTGGAGTATTAAATGGCTAAAGCTCCAAGGCGTAAATGCAAAGTCTGCAATGAATGGTTCCACCCGGCATTCTCAAATCAATGGTGGTGCAGCCCGGAACACGGAACACAACTAGCGCTAGAACGACGAAGCAAAGAACGCGAGAAAGCAGAAAAAGCAGCAGAGAAGAAACGACGACGAGAGGAGCAGAGACAGAAAGATAAACTGAAGATTCGAAAACTCGCCTTAAAGCCCCGCAGTTACTGGATTAAACAAGCCCAACAAGCCGTAAACGCCTTCATCAGAGAAAGAGACCGCGACTTATCATGTATTTCGTGCGGAACGCTCACGTCTGCTCAGTGGGATGCCGGACATTACCGGACAACTGCTGCGGCACCTCAACTCCGATTTGATGAACGCAATATTCACAAGCAATGCGTGGTGTGCAACCAGCACAAAAGTGGAAATCTCGTTCCGTATCGCGTCGAACTGATTAGCCGTATCGGGCAGGAAGCAGTAGACGAAATCGAATCAAACCATAACCGCCATCGCTGGACTGTCGAAGAGTGCAAGGCGATCAAGGCAGAGTACCAACAGAAACTCAAAGACCTGCGAAATAGCAGAAGTGAGGCCGCATGACGTTCTCAGTAAAAACCATTCCAGACATGCTCGTTGAAGCATACGGAAACCAGACAGAAGTAGCACGCAGACTGAAATGTAGTCGCGGTACGGTCAGAAAATACGTTGATGATAAAGACGGGAAAATGCACGCCATCGTCAACGACGTTCTCATGGTTCATCGCGGATGGAGTGAAAGAGATGCGCTATTACGAAAGAATTGATGGCAGCAAATACCGAAATATTTGGGTAGTTGGCGATCTGCACGGATGCTACACGAACCTGATGAAAAAACTGGAGACGATAGGATTCGACACCAAAAAAGACCTGCTTATCTCGGTTGGCGATTTGGTCGATCGCGGTACAGAGAACGTCGAATGTCTGGAATTAATCACATTCCCCTGGTTCCGAGCTGTACGTGGAAACCATGAGCAAATGATGATTGATGGCTTATCAGATCGTGGAAACGTCAATCACTGGCTGCTTAATGGCGGTGGCTGGTTCTTCAATCTCGATTACGACAAAGAAATTCTGGCTAAAGCTCTTGCCCATAAAGCAGATGAACTTCCGTTAATCATTGAACTGGTGAGCAAAGGTAAAAAATATGTCATCTGCCACGCCGATTATCCTTGTGACGAATACGAGTTTGGAAAGCCAGTTGATCATCAGCAGGTAATCTGGAACCGCGAACGAATCAGCAACTCACAAGACGGGATCGTGAAAGAAATCAAAGGAGCGGACACGTTCATCTTTGGTCATACGCCAGCAGTGAAACCACTCAAGTTTGCCAACCAGATGTATATCGATACCGGCGCAGTGTTCTGCGGAAACCTCACATTGATTCAGGTACAGGGAGAAGGCGCATGGACATAAGAGAACTAAACCTCACCAAAGAGCAGCACGAGTGGCTGAATGGCTGGCTTGAACTGTGGGGCGCATGGGTTTATTCAGGTCGTCTGGAAAAGCGCATGAGCAGCGTAATAGCGAAGTTCATGGAGAGCGTAGAGCCGGGAAGAGTTATGACAAGGCCAATGTGCAATGATGATGATGGAATGTTGATTTCTCAGGTCGTCGATTCCGTCATGTACATTGACAAGAAAGCCTTTGGCATCCTCCTCAGCTACTACGCTCATGGTTCATCTAAGCGAGCAATTGCATCCTACTATCACGCGACTGCAAAGCCACGCAAGATGTGTGGACGTGGTGGCGATGGATGGAGAAAACCTTCACTGGCAACCTGTAGAAACGAAATTGACGACATCCTGAAAGCGTCGTTATTTGTTTTGTACCAACCAATGCAAAATGCTTTTAAAATGCGTAAACGTGTTGAAAAAGTTAAGCATGTTGCTGTTAAAAGCCTTGACATGCAATTATCCATTTAGCCATAATTAGAAGGTAAGCTGCCGTTAGTGACTCTTAAGTTGCAACGGTGGCTTTTTTTGTTTGCACAACAGGTAAGAGCATTGAACCCGCAGACCTCGCGGAATTGGTGAAAGGTGCCGCGCAGTGCTCTTATCGTTGTGGTGAATGCACAGGCTGATGTGTAAGGGCAAGAATCTTTCGCTGGATTCGGTATGGCCACGTAGCCAGCTGTAGGCAGTTGCAGCAAACCGGAGATCAGCACCGGTCGCCACAACCCAAACTGAGCCGTAGCCACTGGCTATCCTGAATTCATCAGTGATAGTTACGCTGCGGCCTTCTACACATGATCTTCGTGAAAGCGGGTGGCAAGAGGCTGCGCTAACAACCCCCTGCCGTTTTGCCCGTGCATATCGGTCACGAACAAATCTGATTACTAAACACAGTAGCCTGGATTTGTTCTATCAGTAATCGACCTTATTCCTAATTAAATAGAGCAAATCCCCTTATTGGGGGTAAGACATGAAGATGCCAGAAAAACATGACCTGTTAGCCGCCATTCTCGCGGCAAAGGAACAAGGCATCGGGGCAATCCTTGCGTTTGCAATGGCGTACCTTCGCGGCAGATATAATGGCGGTGCGTTTACAAAAACAGTAATCGACGCAACGATGTGCGCCATTATCGCCTGGTTCATTCGTGACCTTCTCGACTTCGCCGGACTAAGTAGCAATCTCGCTTATATAACGAGCGTGTTCATCGGCTACATCGGTACTGACTCGATTGGTTCGCTTATCAAACGCTTCGCTGCTAAAAAAGCCGGAGTAGAAGATGGTGGAAATCAATAATCAACGTAAGGCGTTCCTCGATATGCTGGCGTGGTCAGAGGGGACTGATAACGGACGACAGAAAACCAGAAATCATGGTTATGACGTTATTGTGGGCGGAGAGCTATTCACTGATTACTCCGATCACCCTCGCAAACTTGTCACGCTAAACCCAAAACTCAAATCAACAGCAGCCGGACGTTACCAGCTGCTTTCCCGTTGGTGGGATGCATACCGTAAGCAGCTTGGCCTGAAAGACTTCTCTCCCAAAAGCCAGGACGCTGTGGCATTGCAGCAGATTAAAGAGCGTGGCGCTTTACCGATGATTGATCGCGGTGATATCCGTCAGGCTATCGACCGTTGCAGCAATATCTGGGCTTCACTGCCGGGGGCTGGTTATGGTCAGTTCGAGCATAAGGCTGACAACCTGATTGCAAAATTCAAAGAAGCGGGTGGAACGGTCAGAGAGATTGAGGTATGAACAGAGTAACCGCGATTATCTCCGCTCTGGTTATCTGCATCATCGTCTGCCTGTCGTGGGCGGTCAATCATTACCGTGATAATGCCATCGCCTACAAAGAACAGCGTGATAAAAAAGTCAGTGAGCTGAAGCAGGCGACCGCCACCATTACTGACATGCAGCAACGCCAGCGTGCTGCTGATGCACTCGATGCTAAATACACGAAGGAGCTAGCTGATGCGAAAGCTGAAAATGATGCTCTTCGGCGCAAGCTTGATAATGGTGGCAGGGTGCTCGTCAAAGGAAAATGCCATGTGCCATCCTCAGCCGAAACCTCCGGCGCCTCCGGCATGGGCAATGATTCCACCGTCGAACTCTCTCCAGTTGCTGGACGAAACGTTCTCGGTGTCCGGGACGGAATTATCCGCGACCAAACAGCACTGAGAACGCTTCAGGAGTACATCAGGACGCAATGCCTGAAGTAATTTCCATCACATAGAAATTTGACAAGTGACTTTCATGAAAATGCCTCGTAATGCGGGGCGTTTTTATATCCGCAGTAAACGCGCTTCACACGCGCGACTTCTGAACACAGAACCTTTCAGGATGACCCTTGAGGATGCCGGTTTGGCTATCGGTGCCTTTCTGTGGGCCGGAATCCTGTGTGACAAGGTTCATCACTAAAAGGTAATCACCGATGAAATATCCAACTGTTATTGTCAATGGTGTGTCCGTTCGTGTTGATGAAGACGGACGATACAACTTAAACGATCTCCATGCAGCAGCAGTTGCAAATGGCGAGGCAACTGAATCTCAACGACCAAGTAATTTTCTGAGGAGTGCGCAGATTAAACGGTTCATTTCAGCACTAAAAGCCAAAGCTCAAAAAAGAGCTTTGAAAGAAATTCAACCACTTAAAGTAATAAAGGGTGGGGCTGATTCTGGTGTGTGGGGTGTTGAACTACTGGCAATCAGATATGCAGCATGGATTAAGCCGGAATTTGAAATCGAAGTTTATGAAGTTTTCAAAACGGTTGTCCGTCTCGGCGTTGGAGCAATGTCCCGTCTGAATAGAATCGATCACATCATCAACACGGAAACCAAAGCGATAAGCCAGTGCGCAAGTCAAATGGCTAAGTGGGGAGTTGGTGGTCGAAAAAGATTGCTTCATGTTGCACGTGAGAGAGCGGCAAATGAAGTGCAAATGTATTTGCCCGGCATGGTGTGATTCTGCTGGTTAATCCAGTTTGTACATTACGGCAGTACCGCGAAACAACCCAAGCCAGTAAGTGGGGGAAATAACACTGGCAGCCACTGAAAGATGAACCTCCTGCCTTATGGCAAAAAAGATTCTTTGTGGTGGCGGACTGATGGAAAGACATCGGTTATTGCAGAGGCCATTTAATGAGTGGTCTCGACAATGGCTTATCCCAACAACCGGAGCCAACACAATGGCAGAGATTATTCCCATGACTGAAGAACAGAAATTCCAGTTAGAGATTTACAAGCTGGTCATGAATCAGAACGCAGCCGCAGAGGAAGCATTTCAATTCATTGGCACTGACGAGCTGAAGCTTGAGCTATTCAAAATTCACTTCCAGTCAGGCGGAGCAAATTCGGATATCACGACCCGCACAATCGAAGCGGTGCGTAAATCGAAGGAAGCGTTAGACCTGTTCACTACCGGAGCATAAACATGGCGCGCCCAACGAAGTATCAAGAGGCGTATGCCGAACAGGCACGCAAACTGTGCTTGCTGGGCTATACAGATGCCGAACTCGCGGACTTCTTTGAAGTGAGCGAGGCAACAATCAACAATTGGAAATTGGAATATCCGGAGTTTTTAGAGTCCATAAAAAAGGGTAAGGCCGTCGCTGATGCAGAAGTTAGTGATCGTCTTTATCAACGCGCTATGGGCTTCGTGGCTCCAGACATCGATATTCGTGTTATTGAAAACAGAATTGTCGAAACTCCGCTTGAGAAGTATTACCCGCCTGATACAACCGCTGCCATCTTCTGGCTTAAGAATCGACAGAAGGATAAATGGCGCGACAAGGTTGATCACGAACTAACAGGCAAAGACGGCGGCGCAATTCAGATTGAAACATCACCGATGAGCACTCTATTCGGAAAATGACCTCGATTAATCCTATCTTTGAACCGTTCATTGAGGCGCATCGCTACAAAGTCGCCAAAGGCGGTCGAGGTAGCGGTAAATCATGGGCAATTGCGAGGCTGCTTGTTGAGGCGGCACGTCGGCAGCCTGTGCGTATTCTCTGCGCTCGTGAACTGCAAAACAGTATCAGCGATTCGGTAATCCGGTTGCTTGAAGACACCATAGAGCGGGAAGGGTATTCGGCTGAGTTTGAAATTCAGCGTTCAATGATTCGTCATTTCGGAACGAATGCTGAATTCATGTTCTACGGCATAAAAAACAACCCGACGAAGATTAAATCGCTCGAAGGCATTGATATCTGCTGGGTGGAAGAAGCGGAAGCGGTAACGAAGGAATCATGGGATATCCTGATACCAACCATCCGCAAGTCGTTTTCCGAAATATGGGTGAGCTTTAACCCGAAAAACATCCTCGACGATACCTATCAGCGATTCGTCGTAAATCCTCCCGATGATATTTGTCTGCTGACGGTGAACTACACCGACAACCCGCATTTTCCTGAAGTTCTCCGTCTGGAGATGGAAGAGTGTAAACGCAGAAATCCGACACTGTATCGTCACATCTGGCTTGGTGAGCCGGTAAGCGCAAGTGATATGGCAATCATCAAACGAGAATGGCTTGAAGCCGCAACCGATGCGCACAAGAAACTCGGATGGAAAGCGAAAGGCGCTGTTGTTTCTGCGCATGACCCGTCAGACACAGGGCCAGATGCTAAAGGTTATGCATCGCGTCACGGTTCGGTAGTTAAGCGCATTGCTGAAGGTCTGCTGATGGACATCAACGAGGGTGCTGACTGGGCTACTTCGCTGGCGATTGAAGACGGCGCTGACCATTACCTGTGGGATGGTGATGGTGTTGGTGCCGGGCTACGCAGACAGACAACGGAAGCGTTCTCCGGTAAGAAAATCACCGCCACGATGTTCAAGGGCAGCGAATCGCCATTCGATGAAGATGCGCCTTATCAGGCCGGAGCATGGGCTGATGAAGTCGTACAGGGTGACAACGTTCGCACTATTGGCGATGTGTTCCGCAATAAGCGAGCACAATTCTATTACGCGCTGGCTGACAGGCTGTATCTGACATATCGGGCGGTTGTCTACGGTGAGTATGCAGACCCCGACGACATGCTGAGCTTCGACAAAGAAGCGATAGGCGAGAAGATGCTGGAGAAGCTGTTTGCAGAACTGACGCAGATTCAGCGCAAATTCAATAACAACGGGAAGCTGGAGCTTATGACTAAGGTCGAAATGAAGCAGAAGCTCGGTATTCCATCTCCTAACCTGGCTGATGCGCTGATGATGTGTATGCATTGCCCGGCATTGATCCGCGAAGAAACAGAAATATACGTTCCCTCATCCTCCGGTTGGTAAACATGGCAGAGACATTAGAGAAAAAACATGAGCGGATCATGCTCAGGTTTGACCGCGCCTATTCTCCACAGCAGGAAGTGCGCGAAAAGTGCATTGAAGCTACGAGGTTTGCTCGTGTCCCCGGAGGTCAATGGGAAGGAGCAACGGCGGCTGGAACTAAGCTTGATGAGCAGTTCGAGAAGTATCCTAAGTTTGAAATCAATAAGGTAGCAACTGAACTTAACCGCATCATTGCAGAATACCGCAATAACAGAATCACCGTTAAGTTTCGTCCTGGTGACAGAGAGGCAAGCGAAGAGTTAGCCAATAAATTAAATGGTCTGTTCCGTGCTGACTACGAAGAAACTGATGGCGGTGAGGCTTGCGATAATGCATTTGACGACGCTGCTACTGGTGGTTTCGGTTGCTTCCGTTTGACGTCGATGCTGGTCAATGAATACGACCCCATGGACGATCATCAGCGTATTGCTATTGAACCAATATACGACCCGTCGCGCTCTGTGTGGTTTGACCCTGACGCTAAGAAGTACGACAAATCTGACGCGTTGTGGGCGTTCTGTATGTATTCGTTGTCACCTGAAAAATATGAGGCTGAATACGGAAAGAAACCTCCTGCTTCTCTGGATGTAACGTCTATGACCAGTTGGGAATATGACTGGTTTGATGCAGATGTTATTTACATAGCGAAGTATTACGAAGTTCGTAAAGAGTCTGTTGACGTTATCAGTTATCGACATCCAATCACTGGAGAGATTGCAACATACGACAGTGATCAGGTAGAAGATATTGAAGATGAACTGGCAATAGCTGGATTTCAGGAAGTTGCAAGGCGCTCAGTGAAGCGCCGTCGTGTGTATGTATCCGTAGTGGATGGTGATGGTTTCCTTGAGAAACCTCGACGTATTCCTGGTGAACATATCCCCCTCATCCCGGTTTATGGAAAACGCTGGTTCATTGATGACATTGAGCGTGTCGAAGGACATATTGCAAAAGCAATGGATCCACAGCGTTTGTATAACCTTCAGGTATCAATGCTGGCTGATACTGCAGCGCAAGACCCCGGTCAGATCCCTATAGTTGGCATGGAGCAAATTCGTGGACTTGAGAAGCACTGGGAGGCTCGCAACAAGAAACGCCCAGCGTTCTTGCCGTTGCGCGAAGTGAGAGATAAATCTGGCAACATTATCGCTGGAGCTACCCCGGCAGGATATACACAGCCTGCGGTTATGAATCAGGCATTGGCTGCATTACTACAGCAAACCAGTGCAGATATTCAGGAGGTTACAGGCGGCAGTCAGGCCATGCAGCAGATGCCAAGTAATATTGCTCAGGAAACGGTTAACAACTTGATGAACAGAGCAGATATGGCTTCGTTTATCTATCTGGACAATATGGCGAAAAGTCTTAAACGCGCTGGTGAAGTATGGCTGTCAATGGCGCGTGAAGTGTACGGTTCAGAACGTGAAGTGCGCATCGTTAACGAAGATGGAAGTGATGATATCGCTGTCCTGAGCACACAGGTTGTTGACAGGCAAACAGGGGCTGTTGTTGCGTTAAATGACCTTTCTGTTGGTCGATACGATGTGACGGTTGATGTTGGACCAAGCTACACAGCACGACGTGATGCAACGGTTTCTGTACTGACAAATGTCCTTAGCTCTATGCTTCCAACAGACCCAATGCGCCCGGCAATTCAGGGTATTATTCTGGACAATATCGATGGCGAAGGCCTTGATGACTTCAAAGAGTACAACCGAAACCAACTGCTGATATCTGGTATTGCAAAACCACGCAATGAGAAAGAGCAGCAGATTGTTCAACAGGCGCAAATGGCAGCACAAAGCCAGCCAAATCCTGAAATGGTTCTCGCTCAGGCGCAAATGGTAGCAGCGCAGGCAGAAGCGCAAAAAGCAACTAACGAAACTGCTCAAACTCAAATCAAAGCATTTACTGCCCAGCAGGATGCGATGGAGAGTCAGGCAAACACTGTCTATAAACTGGCTCAAGCCAGAAACATCGATGACAAAGCAGTGATGGAGGTAATACGCCTTCTGAAAGATGTCGCCGAGTCACAACAACAGCAATTCCAGTCACCACCACAGTCACCGGCAGACTTAATGCCGAGTTAACCAGGAGTAATCAATGGAAAACGAACTGATCATCGACGGTCAGGTTATTGACCTGTCTGAAACACAGGAAAATGCAGAAGAAACCATCATCCAAACAGAGTCACAGCCTGAGAATGAAAGCCAGGATGACAACGGTAAAGAGGTGGCAACTGAGCCTGAAAAAACCGAAGAGACACCAGAAGATTACGCCTTGCGTATTGGTGATGAAGAAATTCAGCTTAACGCTGACGATGATGATCACATTGACGGGCAACCTGCACCGCAATTGGTGAAAGATCTTCGCAAAGGCTTCAAAGAAACACAGAAAGAAAACCGTGAGTTGCGACGCCAGCTTGAGGAAGCATTAGCCAAGCCTTCGGAACATCAGCAACCACAACCAGACGCTATTCCACCAAAACCGACTCTTGAGTCGTGTGATTATGACGAACAGGCGTTTGAACAGGCATTGACTGATTGGCATGAGAAAAAAGGCCGTGTCGAACAGCAGCAGCAACAAAAACTACGTCAGCAACAGGAATACCAACAGCGTTTCCAGCAAAGGGTAGAAGCGCATAAACAACGGGCAGCCAAACTTCCTGTGAAAGATTATCAGGAAATGGAGGCCATTGTTCTTAGTGAGCTACCACCAATTCAGCAGGAAATCATCATTCACTGTGCAGACGAAGGCTCTGAACTACTCGCCTATGGCTTAGGTAAGAGCCAGCAATTACGCCAGCGTGTAGCCGCTGAGACAGATCCAATTCGCGCAGCATTCCTCTTGGGGCAGATTAGCAAACAGGTAAGCCTCGCTCCAAAACCAAAGAAAGCCATCAAGCCAGAGCCGGAAGTGCGTGGTGGCGGTGCTGATGCGAAACAAGACGAATTCAACAAATTATGTCCCGGCGCAAAAATCGAATAAGGAAAAGATAGATGCCTAACAATCTCGACAGTAACGTCAGTCAAATCGTTCTGAAAAAATTCCTTCCGGGTTTTATGTCAGATTTAGTTCTGGCGAAAACCGTAGACCGTCAGTTGCTGGCAGGTGAAATCAACTCCAGCACTGGCGATAGCGTTAGCTTTAAACGTCCGCATCAATTCTCATCCCTCCGTACTCCCACTGGTGATATTTCAGGGCAAAATAAAAACAACCTGATCTCAGGTAAAGCTACGGGGCGTGTAGGTAACTACATCACTGTTGCTGTTGAATATCAGCAACTGGAGGAAGCGATCAAGCTTAACCAACTGGAAGAAATTCTCGCGCCTGTTCGCCAGCGAATCGTTACCGACCTTGAAACAGAGCTTGCTCACTTCATGATGAATAACGGTGCGTTGTCACTTGGTAGCCCAAATACTCCAATCACCAAATGGTCTGATGTTGCGCAGACGGCATCTTTCCTGAAAGACCTCGGCGTTAATGAAGGTGAAAACTATGCTGTAATGGATCCATGGTCTGCACAGCGACTTGCTGATGCGCAGACTGGTTTGCACGCTTCAGATCAATTGGTTCGTACTGCATGGGAGAATGCGCAGATTCCAACCAATTTTGGCGGCATTCGCGCACTGATGTCTAATGGGCTTGCCTCTCGTACGCAGGGGGCATTTGGCGGAACACTGACAGTCAAAACACAGCCAACTGTTACCTATAACGCAGTTAAAGACTCATACCAGTTCACTGTAACATTGACTGGGGCGACAACCAGCGTTACAGGTTTCCTGAAAGCTGGCGATCAGGTTAAATTCACCAATACCTACTGGCTGCAACAGCAGACCAAACAGGCGTTGTATAACGGAGCCACACCAATTAGCTTCACTGCAACGGTTACTGCTGATGCTGATTCAGACAGCAGTGGCGATGTGACGGTTACGCTTTCTGGTGTTCCGATTTATGACACTACAAACCCGCAGTACAACTCTGTAAGTCGTCAGGTAGCGGCAGGAGATGCCGTATCTGTAGTAGGCACTGCTAGCCAGACAATGAAGCCAAACCTGTTCTATAACAAGTTCTTCTGTGGACTTGGCTCTATCCCACTGCCGAAACTGCACAGTATTGATTCTGCTGTTGCAACATATGAAGGTTTCTCCATCCGCGTACATAAATACGCAGATGGCGATGCCAACGTGCAAAAAATGCGCTTTGACTTACTGCCTGCATATGTGTGCTTTAACCCTCACATGGGCGGTCAGTTCTTCGGTAATCCGTAATAACAAGGGGCTTACGCCCCTTTTATGTTTTAAGGAAACAATATGGATCGCATGAGTGTATTCCTTGCCGCAGATAACGAATCCGGGCATGTACAGGCCGTTATCGCAGAAAAAGACTTCCAGTTTTTCGAAAAGTTGGGCTTTGTTGCCTCAGTTGATGAATTGAAACCGACCAGTAAGCGAGGTCGTAAGGCGGCAGACAATGGCAACAGTACTGACAAAGGGTGAGATCGTCCTTTTTGCGCTTCGTAAGTTTGCTATTGCTTCTAATGCATCGCTGACTGATGTTGAGCCGCAATCAATTGAAGATGGTGTAAATGATCTGGAAGATATGATGTCCGAGTGGATGATTAACCCCGGCGACATTGGTTACGCTTTCGCAACTGGAGATGAGCAGCCATTACCAGATGATGAGTCAGGTCTTCCAAGAAAATACAAACACGCAGTAGGCTATCAGTTATTGCTGAGAATGCTATCTGATTACAGCCTTGAACCAACTCAGCAAGTTCTCAGTAACGCCCAACGCTCATATGATGCCTTGATGACCGACACTCTGGTTGTTCCTTCAATACGACGACGTGGAGATTTTCCTGTAGGACAGGGTAATAAATATGACGTGTTCACATCTGACCGATATTATCCAGGCGATCTCCCTCTGATTGATGGCGATATCCCAAACGCATAGGTGAATAAATGCCTATTCAGCAACTTCCGCTTATGAAAGGTGTCGGCAAAGACTTTCGAAACGCCGACTATATCGACTATCTGCCAGTGAATATGTTGGCTACACCCAAAGAAATCCTGAACAGCAGCGGATATCTTCGCTCATTCCCGGGCATTGCCAAACGATATGATGTGAACGGTGTATCTCGCGGCGTCGAGTACAACATGGCGCAGAATGCTGTTTATCGTGTGTGTGGTGGCAAGTTGTATAAGGGAGAAAGCGAGGTCGGTGACGTTGCCGGAAGTGGTCGCGTATCAATGGCGCATGGTCGGACATCACAGGCGGTAGGCGTTAATGGTCAACTGGTCGAGTATCGCTATGATGGCACGGTTAAGACCGTCTCAAACTGGCCTACAGATAGCGGATTCACTCAGTATGAGTTAGGCTCAGTCCGCGACATTACACGCTTACGTGGGCGTTATGCGTGGTCAAAAGACGGCACTGATTCATGGTTCATCACTGACCCTGAAGACGAATCGCATCCTGACCGTTACAGCGCACAATATCGTGCCGAGTCTCAGCCGGACGGCATCATCGGTATCGGAACATGGCGAGACTTCATCGTCTGCTTTGGTTCATCAACGATTGAATATTTCTCCCTGACTGGTGCAACCACAGTTGGGGCTGCTTTGTATGTCGCACAACCATCACTGATGGTGCAGAAAGGTATTGCCGGAACCTACTGCAAAACTCCGTTCGCCGATTCGTATGCGTTCATCAGCAATCCGGCAACAGGTGCGCCGTCTGTGTATATCATCGGCTCCGGTCAGGTATCACCAATCGCCAGCGCGAGCATTGAGAAAATCCTCCGCTCCTACACTGCTGATGAACTGGCTGATGGTGTGATGGAATCGCTGCGATTTGATGCTCATGAGTTGCTGATTATCCACCTTCCGCGCCATGTTCTCGTGTACGACGCATCTTCAAGCGCCAATGGCCCACAATGGTGTGTGCTGAAAACAGGCCTGTATGACGATGTGTACCGCGCTATCGACTTCATTTACGAAGGCAATCAGATAACGTGCGGCGATAAGCTGGAGTCCGTGACCGGGAAATTGCAATTCGACATCAGCAGCCAGTACGACAAGCAACAGGAACACCTGCTGTTTACGCCCCTTTTCAAAGCAGATAACGCCAGATGCTTCGACCTTGAGGTTGAATCATCCACTGGTGTTGCTCAATACGCTGACCGCCTGTTCCTGTCTGCAACAACTGACGGCATCAATTACGGTCGTGAACAGATGATTGAGCAGAACGAGCCGTTTGTGTACGACAAGCGCGTTTTATGGAAACGTGTTGGGCGCATTCGTCGATTAATCGGATTCAAACTGCGGGTAATCACCAAATCACCAGTAACACTATCCGGGTGTCAAATTCGTCTGGAGTAACATATGGCAGACCCGTCACTTAATAATCCCGTTGTTATCCAGGCCACTCGTCTTGATGCATCTATCCTCCCCCGCAACGTCTTCAGCCAGTCCTATCTGCTCTACGTAATCGCGCAGGGGACTGACGTTGGCGCTATTGCGGGAAAGGCAAACGAAGCAGGACAAGGTGCCTATGACGCGCAGGTGAAGAACGATGAGCAGGATGTTGAGCTTGCAGACCACGAAGCGAGAATTCAGCAGTTACGCATCGACGTAGACAACCATGAAATCCGTATTACTGCAAATACCAATGCAATTGCAGCGCTGGATGTCAGACTAACCACGGCTGAAGGCGAAATAGTCACCTTGCAGGCTGATGTCAGTGCTCTTGATGGTAGAGTGACGACTGCCGAGAACAATATTTCGGCATTGCAGGCTGACTACGTATCTAAAACCGCCACTACATCTCAATCGCTGGCTTCACCCCTCAACGTGACAACGTCATATTCAGTCGGCGGAAAGAAGGTTGTCGGCGCCCGACAGACTGGATGGACAGCAGCTACGGGTACGGCGAATAAAGGCGCATTTAACGCTGACCTGACATTTGCCGTTAGCGATACTTACACGCAATCTGAAATCCAGGCTATAGCCAATTCTCTAATTGCTGAGCGTCGGCGTACCAAGGCTTTGGAAGACGCCTTGCGTGCACATGGGCTAATTGATTAATGATTACATTCACTCCAACACGCAACATCGACCTGATAGAAACGGTCGGCAACCATCCCGACATCATCGCCGGGAGCAACAACGGTGACGGATACGACTACAAGCCTGAGTGCCGCTATTTCGAAGTGAACGTACATGGTCAGTTCGGTGGCATCGTGTATTACAACGAGATTCAGCCGCTGACCTTTGACTGCCACGCCATGTACCTGCCTGAGATTCGCGGATTCAGTAAGGAAATCGGACTGGCGTTCTGGCGATATATTCTCACCAATACCACCGTTCAGTGCGTTACATCATTTGCTGCACGCAAATTTCGCCACGGTCAGATGTACTGCGCAATGATTGGCCTTAAGCGTGTGGGAACCATCAAGAAATACTTCAAAGGCGTAGATGACGTGACATTTTACGCCGCCACCCGAGAAGAGTTAACCGACTTCCTGAATAACGGGAGATAAACATGTTATATGCATTTACGCTGGGCAGGAAACTGCGCGGTGAGGAACCTCTTTACCCTGAAAAAGGCGGAAAAGGTGGCTCATCAAGCAGCGGAGCAAAAGAAGCCGCAAAAGCAACCCAGTACGCAGCAGACCTGCAAAACCAACAATTCAATCGTGTGATGGAACAGTTGGCACCTTACGCCGCCGCAGGTTTGCCGGCTCTCCAGCAGATTCAGCAGCTATCAACGCTGGAAGGTCAGAACAGTGCTCTCAATCAGTATTACAACTCAGACCAGTATAAACAATTGGCTGATCAGGCTCGCTATCAAAGCCTGAATGCAGCGGAAGCCACCGGAGGTCTTGGCTCTACAGCAACATCAAACCAAATTGCATCCATTGCACCAACGCTCGGGCAGAACTGGTTGTCAGGGCAGATGCAAAACTATGGCAACCTGTTAAACGTTGGTCAGTCTGCGGCAGCAGGCCAGGCATCGGCAGGACAGAACTATGCAAATAACGCAGGTAATCTTGCGCAACAGATGGCGGCTATCCGCTCTCAGGGTTCTGGTCAATCCACGCTTGGAAGTGCCATTAGCGGAGGTACGAGTGGTGCGCTTGCAGGTGCTGGTATTGCAAGCCTGTTAGGTACTTCCACGCCATGGGGCGCTGGTATCGGTGCTGGTATCGGATTGCTTGGCTCACTCTTCTAAGGAGTTATCGTGGCTACATTTCAACTCGCCGGACTGCCATCAATGCAGGTGGCAAACCAAAACGCGCCCGGGCAGCCATCACTATCAAACTACGACTTTAGCCAGCGCCCAAACGTTGGAGTTCAACTTGCTCAGGGTCTTGGTGCAGTTGGTCAGGAAATACAGCAGAATGAGGCTGCTCAGAAGCTTTCTGACTTTCAAAAAGCTTTCGGTCAGGCTTATGCGGCAGGTGATCGCGACGCCTTGCGTCAACTTGCAGCCACCAATCCAGACCAGATTGAAACAATTCGTCAGGGCATGGGTTTTGTTGATGCTGATCGCAATCAGGCGATGGGCGATATGTCTGCACGATTGAACATTGCCGCCGCTCAGGGGCCAGAAGCGGTGATGCGAGAGCTTGCCACTCACCAGAATACGCTGCAGCAAATTGGCGTATCTCCTGAACAGGCGTGGCAGACATATCAACAAAGCCCTGAAGGCTTCACGCAGTTAACAGACCTTATTGGAATGCACGCGGTAGGACCAGAAAAGTATTTTGATATTCAGGATAAGTTGACAGGTCGCGACATTGACCGAGGTCGCCTTGCTGAAACAATCCGCAGCAATAAAGCCGGTGAGGGGCTTCAGGCTCGCGGGCAGAATATAACAATGCGTGGACAAGATATGTCAGCGGCAACAGCACGACGCGGTCAAGATTTGGCAACGCAAAGAGCAAACGCCAGAACGATATCAGGAGTCGACGGGAATCGGGTCGTTCAGCTTGCAGATGGTAGAACAGTCAACATTGACGGAAAACTTCACGGCGCAGGGGCTAATGCATTTTACGAAGGTATTGACGATAACGGCAATATGGTTCGTGTCCCGGCAAGCGCCATTGCCGCACCTCCAACGTCTGCGGCAAGCGCACAGAACTACGCAATGAAGAAAGACATTGATGCAATCGCAAATGCAGATGCTTCTGCTCTCGATTTCATGACTGGAATGACTGGCGGAGCAGGAAATCCGGCAATTGGTGCAGATGTTCGCAGCCGACTCACAGGCAAAGAGCAACGCCAGTTATATAACTCCGCACAACGTATTCAGGGAAGAATGCAGAATCAGGGCGTGGCAGCAGCAAGAGATATGGGGGCTAGCGGTATCAACACCATTGCAGAAGCGAAGATGTATTTTCAGGGGATGCCGCAGGTTGACTACTCAAGCCCGGAGGCTATGCAGCAGTCTATTCGTGAGATTCAGGAATACACCAACAATTATAACCAGCAGTACAACGTTAATGTTGATAATGGTGGGCAGAAATCATCAAGGCAGCAGCCAGCTACTCAGCAATCAGTCGGAGGAAGCTACACGTCTAAATCCGGCATTCAATTCACGGTGGAATAATGAAAGTTACAGCCAACGGTAAGACATTCACATTCCCAGAAGGAACAAGCACTGAGGATATTGGAGCAGCTATCGATGAGTATTTTGCTGGACAGTCTGCACAGCAGGAACAGCAGGTCACATCTACGACCCCAGAAAGCCAGCCACAGCAACAAGGTGGCTTCATTTCTGACCTTGGCAATGCTGCTGCAGAAACTGGGCGTGGATTGCTACAGGCTGGCGTTAATCTGGCAAATATCCCGGCATCAATGGCTGATGCTGTCGCCAGCGCCGGGGCATGGGCTGGTCAGAAGCTTGGCATTGGTGACGGAACTTATCAACCAGCGCCTCGCGTCACGACACAAGGACTTGAGAAGGACTTTGGCTTGCAACAAGGTGCGCTTACTCCACAGACGACAGAAGGTAAAATCTTCTCTGAAGCACTGCCATATTTGACTCCTGTTGGGGCCGAGAGAATTGCAGCGCAGGCACCATCTATTGCCGGTCGAGTTGCTCAGGGTGCATCACGCTTGCTGGCGGAGAACGCTGTTGGTTCATTGGCTGCAAACAGTGAGCGTGATAATCCAGAAGCACTGGCAACAGACTTAGGAACTGGTGTTGCATTAGGCGGGGCAATCAATAAGTTAGGTAGAGCCGCTGGAGCTGCTTATCGTGGTATTCGCGGGACGATCGCACCAGAAGCGCAGCAGGCTATTCAGTTCGCTAATGCTGCAGGTGTTCCTTTGCATACAACTGACGTTTTGCAGCCAAACTCCCGCGTCGGGCGCATGGCACAAACCACAGCTGAAAACATACCATTTGCCGGGACAAGCACTATGCGAGCTAATCAGCAAGAAGCTCGCAGTCAGTTGGTGGATGAGTTTGCATCGCGATTTGGTGAATACGATCCGTCGATTGTAGTTGGCAGCCTGAAGGCTAAATCATCTGGGATTCGTAGGGCCGCTGGAAATCGCCTTGAGCAGGTGCAGAATGCAATGGCAGGAGTTAACATTCAGCCGAGCAGGGCCATTCAGCAAATTGATAATGAAATCGCTGATTTGCAGAAGCTTGGAGGTGCAGCCGATAACGAAACCATCTCAAAGCTTAAAGTATACAGGGATGAGTTATCTCGAAATGCCGGGGCAAGCGGACCAATGGCGATGGATCTGCAGCAGCTGAGTGCATTGCGCAGCCAATTCAGACAGGACGTAAAGGGCGAGCGTCAGGCGCTAATTAACAGATCCGAGGCTGCAGTTAATCGAGTCTACAACGCAATGACTAGTGATATCGATAGCGCCATCGGACAGAATCTTGGTAATGACACACTGCGTCGCTATAAGCAAGCTAACGCCATCTACGCTGACGAAGCAAATAAGCTACAGAATACGCGCCTCAAGAACGTGATCATGAAAGGAGACCTGACCCCTGAAGTGGTCAACAACATGCTATTCAGCAAGAACAAATCAGAAGTTCAGAATCTGTACCGGTCAGTCGGTCAGGTGGGACGCGCTCAGATGCGCAACGGCATAATCGGAAAGGCCATGGAGAAATCAGGAGGCTCACCTGACCAGTTCCTGAGACAGGTTAACCTGATGTCTAACCAGACCGGTATAGCATTCAAAGGCCGTGATGCTGCGTATCTGAAGGGGATTAAGAATTATCTTGAGGCAACCAAGCGTGCCGGTCAGGCAGGAGTAACAACGCCTACAGGTCAGCAAACTATACCGTTCATCCTAGGTATTGGAACAGTAACTAACCCTGCACTGGTAGGTGTTGGTGGCGGGTATGGTTTGCTGGCAAGAATGTATGAGAGTGAACCAGCACGTAATGCAATGCTTCGCCTGGCTAATACTCCACGTGGTTCTACCGCATTCGAGAAAGCTTTAGCTGAAGTTGAGCGGGCTGTTAACTCATTCGCTCAGGGTGCAAAGTCAGACGCATTAAGCGAATAGCAATTTACCAACAACAATCCCGCAAAGTAACAAAGCAAAGTTAAGCAAGTCACGTTCCATAAAGCCTCCACTCTTTTAACCAATTATAACCGACCTTAATGCAATACTGCGCAAGTTTTATATTGTGCGGCAGTGCTGTACCTGGAGCATAGTAAATGTCAGATATCACCGCTAATGTTGTAGTATCAATGCCGAACCAGCTCTTCACTATGGCTCGTTCTTTTAAAGCTGTAGCCAATGGCAAAATTTATATCGGTAAAATTGACACTGACCCTGTAAATCCTGAAAACCAGATTCAGGTTTATGTGGAGAACGAAGACGGTTCTCACGTTCCTGTTTCGCAACCAATCATCATTAACGCTGCTGGTTACCCTGTATACAACGGACAGATTGCCAAGTTTGTGACTGTGCAAGGCCATTCCATGGCTGTATATGATGCTTATGGTGCTCAGCAGTATTATTTTCCTAATGTGCTTAAGTACGATCCTGATCAGTTTGAAACAAAGCTCTCTGATAGTAATGGTTATCAATTCATTGGAACTTGCCAAGATGTGCAAACATTAAGAACATTAACTAATGTTCCAACAGGAAGAAAAATCCAATTACTTGGATATTATTCGTCAACACCAGGTGTAGGAGGAGGAACTGTTTATTCATCAAGCGACTCCTCTCTTTCAGATGATGGTGTTCGTGTCTTTGTAACAGTTGATGGAACAAGATTGGTACGCGAGACTAATGGAGAATTATACGCCTCATGGGCAGGTGCAGTAGGTGACTGGAACGGAAATACCGGCACGGATAACAAAGCGGCAATAGAACGGCTTATCGCTGCATCAGGGACTAAATATAAGTGGGTTATTGACCTAACAAATGTTGGCGTAAGTTCTGTGGTTATCGACAGCAAAGATAACTGGAATGGCCACATCAATGGCAGCGTAGTCAATATTTCAGCCAAGCCTGCTCCTGGTGCAGTTGATCGTAAAGACCAGGATGGTGGCGTACATCCAACATTCAAAATAACCAATTCTGATGGGTGGAAGTTAACAGGCTCGTTCGTCGATAACCGTTATCGGGAGGCTTTCTACGTAGAGAACTGTGATTACTTTGAGCTTGGTTGCTCTAATATTGGGAGCGGAATTAACGATAACCTTACAGCCAACCACTTCAGGTATTGCAACCACTTTACTTTATCAGGTGTAAGGATTGAGAAATCAGGTTTCATCCCAGCAACTGGATATTATGACTGGGTTCAGGCCGCCAGATTTTGGGATTGTAGCGGTTTTGTTATAGATGGATATGTTTCCCGCGAGAACGCTGGAAATGGATTATACATTGCAAGTAACTGTAAGGATTATGTAGTTACAGATTTCGACATTACAGGCAATGCCATGTCCGGAATTCAGCTTGCATGGTCAGGTTTTGGTATAATGCCAATTCGGGGTGTTATCTCTAACGGAACTATTACAGGAAACAGGGCTGATGGCATAGACGTTAATAATACCAGCGGTGTCCAAGCCAGAGTTGATCTAATAATTACTGGTGTCGTAAGTGCAAATAACGGTTATAACCAAGACGGCACAGCAACTGTTGACGGTTCTGGATTGGGTACATTCATTCAGGTTACACATTTTACAGTTTATGGCTGCTCCACAACATCGCCAGCTAATACAGGGGTGGGGGCGAGTAACTGCTCTAACTTTAAAATAAACGGTATAATTAAAAAAGATCAAACATCTAACAGCAAAGGGCATGGGGTATACATTGAAAACAGCACTGACGGTGAAATAAACGTTGATGTAATTACTGACTCGGAAAATCCAGAAATGTTCTCTATTAGAACGTTTGGCTATCTAGAAAACATTCATTTTTCAGGGAAATATATTGGATATAGTTTGTTCGGAGATGATGCAACTTATGTTAACTGTTCATTACGCAACGCATCCATTATATCTCCAACCACAGTTGGAAATAGATTTTACTGGGAGGGTGTGAACACAGTTGTTGCGGGTTCAAACGCTGTTGATATTAAATCAAAAATGAATGATTGCCGTTGCGTTTCCAATAACGGTCACGGAGGAGTAGTTTCTGCTTCCAGCATAGACATCCAAAATACTGAATTCATTGGTACAGATGGCGGCTTATATGTATCCGATAATATGGAAATGATCCGCATCAGAGGAGGTATAGCGCAGGGGGTAACATCGGCAGGATTAAGAATAAGTGGAGGTGAAAAGCATATCATTGAAGGGATTACTACAAAATCAACATCAGGAAATTCAAGCGCTATTATTAGGGCATCAAAAGTAATTTACGTAGGTAATTATGATTCAGCAAACCCTACGGACTTTACAGGAACAACTTTCACGCTTCAGAACTAAATAAAAACGGCGGCATAGCCGCCGTGATATTTATGCACTATTCTTAAGAAAAACGAACTTTTTTCTATTGAAAAATACGAAAGAAGATGCAATGTATACCATAAATGCCACCATTAAATGCTCAGGGAAAAGCCAGCCCATACTTACAGGTATTATACTTATGCCAATACAAAAAAGGAACATTATGAAATAATGAGCCGATTTATTCTCTTGTGTCTTATTGGAGAAATATTTTGCGAGAATACCCTTAAATACACCTGACACAATAAGCCAGACAGGTGTGAAGAGCCCAAAATCAGCATATAGCTCACCGTAACCAAATGCTGGAGCACCCTCATTTCTGTAGAATGCATCAGGGAAGAATACCTTTGCCAGATGCAACGCGCCAAAATCATCAGGTTTACTAGGCCATATGGCTCTCGGAATCCTTGAGTAAACCTCGCTCTCCATCAAAAGCTTTCCATACATGAAGTCAAAGTTTGATGATGCAACCAGAACAGCATTACGGGTATAGTCAGAGTAATTTGCCATGTTCTCAATAGGGTTTCCGTCAGTAAAAGTATAAGCAAAAAATGCTGTAACAATGAAAGCTATGACAGCAAACGATTTAACTAGGAACATGAATCTAATTCTTTTATTTTCAATATAAGAAAGATAAAGAATAAATGCTATAAATATGCTAAATATAGGTCCTTTGTTGCCGTGAAGGAATATAAGAACGCAGTTAATTAAAACAATAGCAACGCAAAATAACTTTGATTTTTTGTGTGTGAAAAAAGCACAAATAGAAGCTACCAGTGAAAACATTAATGAAGGATAAAAATAAATACCATACCCTGTACGTGTTAGTTCATAAATCCTGCGAGGGATCAGTATGTACTCTCTGAACTCAATAAGAACCGGAAGATAGAAAAAGAATGCAAGTAGCGTGAATAAAATAGATGAGAATACGTACCTTGGATCATTACTTATTTTTGTAACGCTATCTACTTCCTTTCTTTGAGAGTAAAGATATGAAAGTACGAATGATGCTATATAAAGCACATAACAAGTATAGAAAAATAAATATTCTGAGTTGTATTCCTGAATGCCTGAAAGGTAAACAAATATACCCTCAAAAATGTATAGTGTTGGAACAGTTATTATTAAATAGGGAACCATTACATTTACAATCTTTCCCTCTACTTTGACAGAAATGGCGTAAAGGAAAACAACAAACAATAAACATAATGTAATGTATGAGATTATAATCATACTGAACCTTTAGAAAAAGATGATTAATATTAAAAATATTAATAATATTGCTACTACACAAACAATAAATGGCGTAGAAAATCTACTGGCGATGTACTCAGAATCAGGAAGTTTATTTTCATTGCTCATATCTTTACCAATTAATTAAAATAATCTATTGACATTTTAACACTCATTAACATCACAATCTACCGCATTATAACGGTAACTTCATCACAATCTGACAATGTAAATGCACTTGATCTACGGTGAGTAATGGGATTCCCACCGCCAGCAGCAGATTACGTTGAGCAGCGCATATCACTCGACCAGCGCATCATATCGAGGCCAGCGGCTACATAACACTACCGCGAGGCACCATTAGCGGTGCTCTGCCTGTCGTTGATGCCTCACTGACGGCATGTGATGGTTCGTTGCTGGTTTGCAGACAGTAAGGAGCGAAGAGATGCCGGTGCACGATCCAGGATGCGATATTTGGTGTGATCACCTACATCATCAACGATGCACGCTCTTGTGAGTTTGATGATAGCTAGGTGATGTGAGACAGAAATGAGACACACAAAGCTTTGCATCGGTTTGCAAGGCTTTGCATGTCTTTCGAAGATGGGACGTGTGAGTGCAGGTGTGACGCGGTATGTTGTTGACTTAAAAGGTGGTTCTAGGAACTTCTAAGCCGTGGGTCGCAGGTTCGAATCCTGCAGGGCGCGCCATTGATAAATCAAACAGTTACATCAAAAACCTATCATCTAAAATTATCCTGCAGTGTAAGTATCAGGGTAAGTTTTAAATCATCCCTGTATTTTCGCATTATCTTGACCTTCCCCCTGTAAACAGTGCCAGTCTAAACTGAAGTTTCCGGTCTTTCTTCCATCTCACAGAAAGGCGCATTGTCATGAAAAAGACCCGTTATACTGAAGAACAGATTGCATTTGCCCTGAAACAGGCTGAAATCGGCACTCGCGTCGGGAAAGTCTGCAGAAAGATGGGAATTTCTGAGGCCACATTTTACAACTGGAAGAAAAAATTTGCCGGGCCGGGCGTGACGGAACTGCGGCGTCTGCGGCAACTGGAGGATGAGAATCAGCGGCTGAAGAAGCTGGTCGCTGAGCTGAGTCTGGACAAGGAGATGCTGCAGGAGGTACTGAAGCAAAAGTTCTGAGGCCGGCTCAGAAGCGCCAGGCGGTGACATTTTTGCGGGAGGCTTACCGTATCAGCGTCCGGCGGGGATGCGGGTTGCTGATGCAGAGCAAAACCGTTTACCACTGGCAGAACCGGCGTGACGATCGGGCGATAACCCTGCGCATCCGGGAAATAGCGGAAACCCGGATACGCTACGGTTGCCCGCGTATTCATATTCAGTTGCGCCAGGAGGGATGGCCTGTTAACCACAAGAAAACCCACCGGATTTATTGTCCGGAAGGCCTGAACCTGCGCAGAAAACGCCCCGCAGACATGTCAGTGCAGCACGCCGTCAGCAGCGCCCGGTCCTGACGCATGTCGATCAGTGCTGGAGTATGGATTTTGTGTCAGATAATCCGTTTAACGGGCGGCGTTTTCGGGCGCTGACTGTAGTGGTTAATTTTAGTCGGGAATGCCTGGCGATCCATGCCGGAAAATCGTTAAAAGGCGAGGATGTGGTCAGAATAATGGAGGTACTGCGGGTACTAAATAAGCGGCTGCCGGTAGGTATCCAGACGGATAACGGCAGCGAGTTTATCTCAAAAAGTCTGGATAAATGGGTGTATGAACACGGCGTCACAATGGACTTCTCACGCCCCGGAAAGCCGACAGATAACCCGTTTATTGAATCATTTAACGGCAGTCTGCGGGATGAATGCCTGAACATTCACTGGTTCCTGTCACTGGAAGATGCGCAGGAAAAACCCGACAACTGGCGCAGGGAATACAATCATGAGAGAACGCATTCATCATTAAATGACATGACTCCGGCTGAATTTATCCGAAGTCTTCGGAAAGACGAAGGTCTCTGATTTAGCACTGTACTGAATTTGTGCCAGGGCCACTTACAATTCTACTTCGTTAAAGGCTTTAGTGAAAAAACTAATGGAGAATTAGTTAGATTAACCTTAATAACACTTTAAATATGTAATAAAAGTGGGCGTGTACACCCACTTTTATTTTATAGTGAACATGCTATAGCTAATTAAACCTTACAACTATAGTTTCACCTACTAAACCAATAGAATACACATCATTTCGACTTTTTTCCCATCCATCATTAAGGGTGACATGATTTGTATATAGTTTAAATTTTTTGGAAAAAGGATTTCTTTGCATTAATACACCTGACCACATCCAGTCATTATTAATGATGCGCGGTATTAATATTTCCATAATGGGGTGTTTTTTTATTATATTTTCATTAGTTGATGTGTATGGCTCTACACCTATAAATTTTATATATTCAGCATTGTTCCCAATACCAAAGAATTGGATGTCTTGAGATATTCTATTAACAATATTTTCTTCAAACTTAAATTGTGCATTAATTGAGTGATACGCGCCGTAAGAAAAAAATGTAGACATTAATAAAACAAAAGAAAAATAAATTCTAAATATTAATTTTTTATCCCCAAATGCAGAATACATTGAGTAACAACAGAAAAACATAAAACCGCCCATCCCAATCAGTACTCTTGCAGCATAAATTGGTGAATTAAGTAGCAACATAGGGCCAATAATAAAAAATAAAGAAGCCAATAAACTAACAGCCAACAATGTTATCCTCATTGCTTTATTTTGTTCGCTTAATAAGATTCTTAAAACAATAATTAAAAAAGAAACAACCAACACTACCAGCATTGAGTAGTAAACTAAGCTATAAGCACCATCGAAAATGACGCTTATCATTTTATAGAATGAAACTATATTATTGTAAAGACTTTCAATAATATTCGAGTTTAACTCTATAATCTTGCTGTGCTCAATATTGTAACCACCAGTAACCAGTTTTTTTGCTATAAAAAAAGAGTATATCAAATATCCTGTTATCAAGCAAAATAGCGATAAAATAGCTTTGTAAACTATTGACTTTAAGTCTTCACCACTTGTGAGATCTGAGAGTATAAAAGTAAATAAAAATATAGAGTATATATTTAATGAGGCTTGATATAGACTGAGGTATGCAATTGTTAGAGTGATAGCGATTATGATGTTTGAAATTTCACGGCTGTACGATTTACGCGATGCCATAATTGATATGGCGACACTCAAACACATTGTTAATGAATCATATTTATATGATAGGTTTTCTATGAAAAAAGGATTTGCTATAATCATCATAAAGCAAAGTGCCGCTGTGATATAATCATTACCGAACAAATAATCTCTAATGTACACTAATGAAATAACTAATGCGGTCAACCCTAAAATCAATGGAAGTGGAGATGAGTCTGTAATTGGTATACCAAAATTTATAACATAAAATATAACATCAGCAAGAGGCCTGCCATTCCCAGACCAGCCTAGCCCACCATAAAGAGACCTTCCTAAATCATCAATGTAATATGATTGTTGAGTTAGTAAAGGGAACGTGTAAATGAGTACCAAACCCAAAAGGATGGATACAAACATTTTGTCATTATTATTGAACGTCACTTTATAATACCTTCTTTTTTAAAATATACTTAGGCCTTTTTTTGGTTTCTATGTAAATCCTTCCAATATATTCCCCAAGAATACCTATTCCTATCAATTGAACGCCACCCAGAAAAAGTACAGAAACAAGAAGAGACGGGTAGCCAGGAACATTATTTCCAAATATTAATTTATCAATAATCATCCATGCACCGTAAAGGAATGACATACCTGCAATAAACAATCCAATGTAAGTCCATATACGGAGCGGAAATGTTGAGAAAGAAGTTATTCCTTCCAGCGCCAGATTCCATAATTTCCAGCCATTGAATTTTGAATCGCCAGCAATACGCTCAGCGCGGGCGTATTCAACTACATCAGTCTTGCCGCCCACCCATGACAGAACGCCTTTCATAAACAGATTACGTTCTGGCATCTGTTTAATATTTTCGACAACCTCACGGCTCATTAACCGGAAATCACCGACGTTCTCTTCAATTTTCGGATTGCTGATTTTATTATGCAGCTTATAAAACCATTCAGCTGTCTTACGCTTCATGCGCCCGTCAGTTGAGCGGTCTGAGCGCTTAGCCAGCACCATATCCGCGCCAGCCTGCCACTTCTCAATGAGATGGGGGATAACTTCTATCGGATCCTGTAAATCGACATCAATAGGAATGACCGCATCCCCGGTTGCATGGTCGAGACCCGCGAAAAGAGCAGGTTCTTTACCGAAGTTTCGCGTAAACGAAAGCGGAATAACGAGCGGATCAGATGCAGCTATTTTGTTAATTATTGATTCAGTCGCATCTTTGCTTCCGTCGTTGATGAAAACAATCTCAACTTCATACGGTTTTAGCTCTTCAAACTCGCGAACCGTTTTATAGAAAATAGGTATTGTGGCTTCTTCATTGAAGACCGGAACGACTAACGAGATTTTCATTTCGCATCCCTAAAGACAATGAACTTTGAATAAATGAATCCGCATATCAGGCTGATAGCTGAAAAGGTGACAAGCGTAAGGAGTGGTGGCAGGGAGCATTTGTCAGCCATCCAGCCAACAACGGCGCTCAGTGTTCCCATAAATCCCACGTACATCATGTAGCGAAGCGTGGTGGTGCTGGCGTTAAAGGTGAAGCGCGCATTGGCATAGAAGCTGAACGATACAGCGATAACAAAACCGGAAAAGTTCGCCAACGCCTGATGCGTATGCATCCCATACACACAAAAAGCAAATACGCCCCAATGAATAAGCGTGTTAAGAACACCGATCGATGTGTACTTAGCGAATAACTTCAACATTATGAAAATCAGCGGATTCGGAAAGGTCTGGAGTGTAGCACTACAAATTGCTTTGATCGATATAAACGATCAATAATGTGATATTTGATAGTTTAAACTTATTGTTATCTTATTAATTGATCGTTGTTACCGATCAATTGGGGCTGCTGATTGCTAAGTGGTTTGGGACAAAAACGGGACACACAAAGCTTTGCATCGGCTTGCAAGGCTTTGCATGTTTTTCGAGGATGGGACGAGTGTGAGTGCCGTAGTAATGGGATAACTTGTTGTTAGCTCAGGTAGTTCCAGAAACATCTAAGCCGTGGGGCGCAGGTTCGAATCCTGCAGGGCGCGCCATTTAACCTCTCAAAATTATGTTAATCCGTAAGCTTCTGCGGCGGCGACGTTGCGCCATCCGCAGTACGTGACGCTAATATGCAAATAACTAATTGCGTTTAATCTGTTTATGGTGCTCCTCAGCCTGGATCTCGTGGGCGAAAGAATGGGCATTATTCATCGATTGATGGATGACCATTGCTTTTTCATAGTCGTCCATTTCAGAAAAGGGTGTCGCATTTTCCACAGTAGTCGGGGCGCTGGGTTTCTGTGTCTGAGCCATTTGCTGATGCGCGAAGGCGTCACCGTTATTCATCATCTCATGCGCCGTGGCGGATAATTGGCGGGATTCCAT